AACCCGTTATACGCTGAAACCAGAGTGAACCGCATACGGTTGGTCGTTGTGGTCTTACCTTCGCGGTCTTCGTATGTGACGCTCATGTTGAATAGGTTGCTGAGACCGTAGATCACGCTCTCGACTAACGCTGAAGCGTGCTCGACACGCTCAGGATTAACGGTGACGTTGACGATTTCTGATTTCTTATTTGCTTGCTTCTTAGACATTATACTCTCCTGATTTGATAAGGTTGAATTGTCTCTTTTCTTCCGAGACAACGCCAAAGGCCCACACCCGCATGCTCCCCGACACCGAAGTGCAGGGTGAAGCCGATGCGGATGACCGACGGAGCCACGCGCAGCTGCAGTGGAGCGGAGTGCAACGAAGCGGAGCGAAGCGAGCATGGCGAGTAAGGGCGTTCGAAGCGGCGACTAGGACGACACACGCGAAGCTGTGGCGTCCGTAGAAAATAAAGCAAAGGCCGATACTAACGAGGCTACCCCCTTGGGGGTTGGCGGGGAGTCGGGTGTGGTACCTTAGTAGTTGTTGATGGTAGTATTACATGAGGCGAAGGACCACACATGAGCCCGCCGAAGGCATGGGCGAATACAAAGTGGTCCGAGCTCATGTCTATGGAGAAATAAAGTCATGGCGGCGACAAGCCGACACATGACAATATTGTGGTACGACTTGGTGTGCGGGAAAAGGCGAACGACATGGCCGAAGGCCTGTTGTCGGAGCGTATTGCTGGTGGTCCTATCAAGTGCTCTTGACAATGTTATGAGTCTCCCCCTTATCTATCCCCCTCGGGTTTGAGATGGTAGTCATATGAACGTAGTTAAAGTTAGTGATGGAATAGCTAATCTCACGCGCAAACAAGACACGTTTGTCGAGGCGTATGTAGCAAATGGTGGTAAGGGTACAGCAGCCGCAAAGGAGGCTGGTTACGCAGAAAAATCCGCGCATGTTGAGGCGTGTAGATTGCTTCGTAACCCATTGATTGTACAAGAGATATACAAGCGAACGACCCTAGCCATAGGTGCAAGTCTACCCAAGGCGATGAGGACCATCGAGAGGTTAAGCACGGACGCAAAGTCTGAGTATGTTCAACTCGAAGCAAGCCGAGACTTACTGGATCGTGCTGGATTAAGGGCTGCCGAACGTATAGATCACCGTGTAGACGGCTCACTGAGTGTTAGTATAGACCTAGGATGAGGCTGTATTTTTCAGGATAAGGGCGGTTGTGAAGTACTGTATCAAGCGGGGTAGGGGTTAAAATCCTCGGTGGTGCAGTGTTTAGAGGACCATCACAAGTATTTTACCCCTTCAAGGTTCGGTGCATTTCCGCACTAATAGGTTTGAAATATTTTCCCCGCTGAAAGGTTCGAGGTGATTTATGGCTACTCCTCTTTGGCAGCGTGCTGGTGGTAAAGACCCTAAAGGTGGATTGAACGCCGCTGGTCGTGCGTCTTATAAGAAAGACAAGGGCGGTAATCTGAAGGCTCCGGTCAAAGGAACGCCAAGTGGACCAGAAGAAATGCGTCGAAAGGGTAGCTTTCTGGTTCGCATGGGATCGGCAGCTGGCCCTTTGAAGAAGCCAAATGGTGATAAGACCAGACTAAAATTGTCTCTTGAGGCTTGGGGTCACAGTGGTGACAAGGCCAGTGCGGTTGCCAAGGGCCGTCGATTGCTTGCCCAATATCAAGCGAGGAAGAAAAAGAAATGAGTAAAGCACCATTGGGTTCCGGTGAGCGCTACAAAAAACTTGTTGGCGATCTTGAGAAGAAGGGTGTAAAAGATCCGATGGCGCTTGCCGCTTGGATTGGTAGAAAGAAGTATGGCAAGGCCAAGTTCCAAAAACTCGCAGCCGAAGGGAAGAAGTAAATGGCAAAGGCAATGGGCAAACCAATGGCAAAAACCGCACCAAAGATGCCAGCAAAGGCAGCAATGAAGAAACCCATGATGGCTATGAAAGCCGCCATGAAAAAGAAGATGAAATGAACGATAGTTCAATCGTCGATCTGGCTGCTTACAAGAAAGCCGAGTTGGGTGAATATAGCGTAGATGACATCTTCGATGATCTGCGGGGTAAACTCAAAGACGGAATTGTAATCGGCTGGTCCAATGAAGATGAGTTCATTCTGTCCTGTAATCCTATGGATCTGAGTGATCTCATCTATCTTCTTGAGCTTGCAAAGACAGCTTTAATCAAGACAGCACATGAATGATGATCAGACTGGTAGCTTCTCCAGTCTCTTGAGCCATGCGGATCGGCAGCGGCTTCGTGAGATTGTGAAGAAAACGCATCTCAAATTCTATCCGGCAAGCAAGCTGACAAATTATGAGTGCGATAAATTCATTGATAATATAGGGCCGGAGGTCATGTTGCCTCTGCTCAAGAAGGCCGTGGATGGAAACCTGATTGGTTAAGTTCAATTATAAGCCTGACGGCGAGACGCTCAAACAGTTTATGAAGAGCGACAAGTTCTTTCGTGGACTTCGTGGTCCGGTTGGCAGCGGCAAATCTGTTGGCTGCGCAGTTGAGGTGTTTCGTCGGGCGTTACAACAAGAGAAGGGCGCTGACGGTATTCGTCATTCTCGCTGGGCTATTGTCCGTAACTCCTATCCCCAGCTTCGGACTACAACCATTAAGACGTGGCTTGACTGGTTCCCAGAAGATATATGGGGCAAGATGCAATGGCATCCTCCACCATATACCCATCGGCTGCGTCGAGGAGATGTTGACCTTGAAGTTATCTTTCTGGCTCTTGATAGACCGGAAGACATCAAAAAACTTCTATCTCTTGAGTTGACTGGCATCTGGCTGAACGAAGCCCGTGAGTTCCCGAAGTCTATTGTTGATGCTTGCACCATGCGCGTCGGTCGCTATCCCTCGATGAGAGATGGTGGTCCATCTTGGTATGGGGTTATTGCTGATACCAATGCGCCGGACGAAGATCACTGGTGGCCCATCATGGCTGGCGAAAGTCCTTTGCCAGACCATATTAGCCGTGAAGAAGCCTTGATGTTGGTCAAGCCTGACACTTGGGAGTTCTTCAATCAGCCATCCGCTCTGTCTGAAATTAAGGATGAACAGGGTGAATTGATTGGATATAAGAGAAATCCAGAAGCCGAGAACCGCAAGAATACTGTCGGGAATTATTATGAGGACATCATCAAGGGTAAGTCCCGTGGCTGGATTAATGTGTATGTTATGAACCGATTGGGTAGTCTGAATGATGGAAAACCTGTCTACCACATGTTCAATGAGGATGTTCATGTGGCTAGAGAACCTATTTTGCCGATGCCCAACATACCAATTATTGTAGGATTGGACTTTGGATTGACCCCCGCTGCCGCATATTGCCAGCATATTCGGGGCAAATGGCTGGTACTTGGAGAGCTTGTTGCTGAAGATATGGGTATTTTAAGGTTCACTGAAGCCCTAAAACGTGACCTTGCCATGCGGTTTCCTAACCAAAACTACATGATTTATGGTGATCCGGCTGGTGATTATAGGGCGCAAACTGATGAACGCACCCCATTTCAGATCCTCCGGTCTGCCGGAATCAAGGCTTTCCCCGCTGGAAACAATGATATTGCCCTTCGTATTGAAGCAGTATCCGCTCCCTTGAATAGAATGGTAGATGGTCAAGCAGGGTTCCTGATTGATAACCGCTGTGTAAATCTTATCAAAGGATTTCGTGGTGGGTATGGGTATCGCCGTATGCAAATCTCTGGTGCCGAACGCTATGAGGATAAGCCGGAGAAGAACAAGTTCTCTCACGTCCACGATGCGCTCCAATATGCTTTCATTGGCGGCGGAGAGGGACGGGCGTTGACAATGGGCGGTAAATCAAGCAGACCTGTCCAAGCAAAAACTGGGTTTGATGTGTTCACTCGGAAGCCATTGGCCCCGAAGAAGCGCGTAAGTGCATTGTAATAGTTTGTCCATTTGGACAATCGGTATCATACAGATTATAGTTGGAGACAATCATGTGTGATTTGTTCAAGTTTGATTCCCCCTCTTCTACGCCACAGCAGCAAAAGGCGGAACAACAGCAACAAGAGATGATTGCCAATCAACAGGCAGCAGCCGACGCTGCGCGTTCAGATGAGAAACGCAAGCGCACTGCCGAGATGATTGGTCGGAGTGCTGGTCTTTATGGTCTTCGTTCTTTGATTTCTGGCCCCGCTGGTGGTTCTGGGTTCCTTTCCAAAAAGGCTAGCTAATGGCTCTTGAAGAGCAAGTTCTTTCCGTAGATAACTTCTCGGTTGATTCGCTGACTGAGCGGTTTCGTCGTGCAAAACATATTAAAGATCTTTGGACTCCCAAGTTTGAAGAATGTTATGAATATGCTTTCCCACAACGGGAAAGTTTCTATGCTCAAGAACAGGCACAGACAAAGACGGACAAGATTTTTGACGAAACTGCTGTCGTCGGATTGCAAGAATTTGCATCTCGTTTGCAATCTGGTCTTGTTCCAAACTATGCACGATGGGCTGAACTCGTTTCAGGATCAGAAATTCCCGATGATCAACGTGGCGATGTAGATCTCGCACTTGAACAAGTAACAAATTATATTTTCGAGATTATTCAAAACTCTAATTTCTCTCAAGAAGTGCATGAGAGTTTCTTGGATCTTGCCATTGGGACTGGCTGTATCCAGATTACCGAGGGCGATGCGCTCAATCCTGTTATCTTTACAACAATTCCGCTTACACAACTTTATATTGATGTTGGTCCAGATGACCGCATTGATGCTGTATTCCGTGAACGTGCAATTCGCTCAAGCAAAGTAAAAGTAGCTTATCCTAAAGCAACATTGCCAGCAAAAATTAATCTTGATTTGAAAACTGGTAAAGATGTCCAGCTTAATCTGATTGATTGCACATATCGTATCTATGATTCTCCTGAAGAAAAATATCAACGCATGTTGTTCGATCCTGTATCAAAGGATCTTTATTACCAAGAAACATATGTAGGCACTGGATCAAATCCGTTTGTTCCGTTTCGTTGGTCAAAAGCAGCTGGTGAAGTCTTCGGTCGTGGCCCACTTCTTAATGCTATGCCAGCAATCAAGACATGCAACCTGACTGTTCAGTTGATTCTTGAGAACGCACAGATGGCAATCTCTGGAATGTATCAAGTTGAAGACGATGGCGTTTTGAATGTTGATACAATTCAAATTGTTCCTGGGACTTTAATCCCAATTGCTCCAGGCTCTTCTGGTTTGAAGAACATTACATCGACTGGCAATTTTGATGTTGCTCAATTGATCCTTAGTGATATGCGAATGAATATCAAGAAGGCTCTATATAATGACATGTTGGGCAATCCTGATAAAACTCC